GATGCCTTCTTGATCTATAACATTTTTAGATGTTGATCTTGATGTTGATTTTTCATATTCCTTTTTTTCTTCATCATAATATTTTTTTAATTCTATAAAAGTAAAACGACGAAGCCATATAGGCATGTTATACACTGTATTCCAATCATATCCTCCATTACCATGGAATACTATTTCGTGGATTTGTTTAAATAAGGAATTTCTTTGTTGAGGAGCGTTATCAAACGTCAGGCCAAAAAAAGCTAATACCAATTGGGATACTGACTCTGTTTGTACCTCCATCGGGAAAAAAAGTTAAATCAACATCAGGTTGAATTTTTTTAATATACTCTCTTAGAGCTCTTGAATCTTTAGCTAAGAGATAATTATCAACAAAATTTCTTATATCTTTTGTTTCTCTTTTACCTTCTATTGATGTTATCATATATTTTAAACGAGTGGTAAGTTCTGGATTATTATCTTTATTTATTTTTTTAAGTCCTTCTAATTCACGAGAAATATTATTTTCATCCTTATGAGATAATAACTTAAAAGTTAAATGATTTTTAGAAAAAGGAAGAGTAAATTCAAATTCATTTATACGATTTTTAAATAAATCATCATTTATTTCTTTATTTTCAACTAAAGCTAAATCAATTTCTTGTTCTTCACCATTATATTCAAAAGTATATTTTCCTCCATATCCTAATACACGAGATGCTATCATAATAGCATTTTTATCTCCTATTAAAAGATCATCATAATTAATTTTAGTTACAATTACAGATTTCATTAATTTATCTAAAACAGTACCATTTTTAATATAAGATTGATTAGTAAGAATATCTTCTTCTTTAGCAGTCATGTATTTAATTTCAACTTTTCCTTTTGCTAATTCAGAATCTTCAGGATAAAGTAAACCTTTTGACGGTAATTCTATTGTTTCCGTTGGTAACTTAAATTCACTCATAAATTTTTATTTTAATAACTTTATTTTTATATACATATATTAAAGAGCAGAAATATTATCTCCCTTTACAAAAAATCCCTGTACTCCTGGAATTTTTTTAATATTTTCTATAACATCATCCATTTTATCTCTAGAGAATCCACCTTTAGTAATCCAAGGATGACCATCTACTTTAACAGTTAATATAGATTTAAATTTTGATTTATCTTGATCTGCATAAGCCATTGGTTCTTCTGATCCTACAATTGTTACTCCAGGTAATGATCTAATATCAGATAAGATTTCTGTTTGGTTTCTATCATTAATATCAGTGATTAATGTGCCAATCATTTTAAATTTATCTTGATATTCATTTAAAGAATTTTTTAATTCTTCTTTAATAATGGATCTTAATTGGTCTAGTTTCATTTTTATAATATATGTTATAAATATATTACTATCTAATAAGAGTAACGTGTCCTTGTTTTTTAATTTTTTTAGGGCTATCTGTTAAACTAAATTTCATTACCCAAGTATAAACACCTTCTTGACATGGTTTATTGTTATAAGTTCCATCCCATTTAGCATTAGGATTTTTAGATTCCCATATAATTTCTCCCCACCTATTTAATATTATTAATGAAAAAGAATTTTCATCATATCCTGCAGTAAATACAGGACCCCATTCTTCATTATCTGAATCACCATCTGGTGTAAATGTATTAGGTATCCAATAAACTAAATTATCACATTGTTTAATCGTGATAGTATATGTAACTTCATTACTAGGGCAGGGTCCATCGTATCTTATAGCAGATAACACGTATGTACCTGAATCAGACCATGTAATTGAAATTTCATTACCTGTATAAAAATCATTTACTCCATTACCTGTTAAAGTCCATTCTGTTATTCCAACTCCTGTATGAGGAGCCCAATAATTAAATTCTTTTTCATCTCCACACAGTTCTATATCTTGTTGAGCATATGACCAACTTGATAAAAATAATAATATATAGAGTAATTTTTTCATTAGTTATGTTGTATTGGAGACAATACTGGTTGTGTGCTAACACCTATATTTATCGTAGAAACAAATGTACATCCTCCATTTGTATAGGTATATGTTATAATATGACCTCCTGCTCCTGCTACGTTAGGGCAAAAATCACCACCAACAACTCCAGTTCCACTAAATACACCTCCAGGTGGATTAGCTACTAAAGGCACACAAGGATCTGTTTCACAAAATGGTCCTAATGCATTTATTATTGGGGTGACATCATAAATAAATACATCTAATACACTTGGCGCACTTAAACATCCACTAGCATTTGTTGCGTCTACAGTCACTGCTCCTACGATTAATCCTGGATTAGCTGCTGACCAATCTACTGTTATTTGATTTGTTCCTTGACCTGCTGTAATAACTCCAGGAGCTAAAATTACCCAATTATAAACATAACCAGGTGCATTTGATACTTGATAAATTGAACCAGATGTTTGATAACATACTGTATCAGGATTTATTGTTGTTAATTGGGAATAACTTAAAAATGTTATTAAAAAGAATAATAATGAGAGGATTTTTTTCATAGCTTTTATTTAATTGTGATTTATTGGTCCTAATGGGGGTAAGGGGGTAGGGTTTATATTTCCGTTATATATGTTAAAAGGATTAGGAGTACAAGATACATTGGAAAAACTTCCCCAATTACCATCTCCTCCTGCGGTAACTACTATTGTTAGATCTAAAGGGTTACATGAATTAACTACTGTAATATCAAAACAAAATGACCATATACAAGTTTCTCCAAAATCTCCCCAATCATCACCTGCGTTATTATTCCAAAAAGCAGGATCTCCATATTCATAAAACCAACCTGGGCCTGCTATATTTCCTGTATTTGTTGAAGTTGTATTTAGTGACCATATCCAATGTCCTTGTGCTGATGTTTCATTACAATCAGAAGGGGGTAATCCAGGAGTTAAATTTGTCCATCCTGTACCTAATATTATTGAGAATCCTTCTAACCATTCTGCTGCTACAGCAGGGCTAAAATTCCAACCATCCATTGTATAACAAACAGTTACAACTGTTCCAGGTGAATAACCTGCAATGGGGGGAGGGGGGTTTAAAGTAAATGATTGAATTCCATTACACGGTTGTGAATGGAAAAAGTTAATTAAAAATATAAAAAATAGTGTTTTTAAAAACTTCATATTATGTAATATATAACCAATAATTTAATATTCCAAAGAAAAAACAAAAGCTCCTACATAATTGTGGAGCTTTTATAATATGTAAAATATTGTATTTTAGTAATTCAAAATACAATAATCTGGTTGGACTTCAACGGTTATATTAACAAGAGTACCATCATCTTCCCAATTATAATCTCCAAAATTAACGCTTGTAATTGTAGCCCCTTTTATAATCCATTCAGAAACAACATCTCCAACAGGACCAACAGCATTAAATGTAATATCTTTTTTATAGAAATCACTATATCCATCTCTACCTGTTACTGATTCATGTCCTAAACGTACCCATTCCATTACTGCTTGTGCTCCAGAAGGAGTAATAGATTCATACATTGTAAATGTAATAGGTTGCCATATTGTTTTTCCTTTTACGTAACGCTGAACGTTAATATGGTTAAGGGCAACAGCTGTTTGATTTAATGAAATAGCAGTCATTCCTTTAACTAAATATGATGGGATACCATCCAGATAAAGGATAAATCTATTTGTTTGCTTTGGTTCAAAAGCTGTATAGAAAATTTCGTTTGGATCTAATATTGCCATTTTCTTTTTATTTTTCTTGTTGTTTTATTATAAATATTTTAATTTTTTGTTTTTTTAACTAGGAAACTCAGCTCCTGTAGGCATTAAAATAAAATCTAATGATATAAATTCTGCTGTTCTAGTTGGTTGGATATAAATTTGTCCAACTAATTGGTTTCTATCTATTACAGCAGGAGTATTATTCGATTCATCCATTACTACTTTAAATGCATACAATCCTTGTTTTTGTTGTACACCTTCAAGATAAGGAGTTACTCTTGCAAGGAAATTTTTTCTAGTTGTTTGAGTATTTTGTTCAAATACTATTTGATCTGCTAATTGTCCTATATAACTTTTAAGTTCAATTAATAAACGTCTTACATTTACTCTATCTAAAGCAGATGCTTCCTTTTGTAATGTTTTTTGTCCAAATACTACTACTCCTTCTCCAGAAATAGTGGCTAATGGGTTAATATTTGCTTCATATAAATCATCTTTATTAGCTTGTGTTAACTTATATTTTGCATATGAAACTGTATTTAATCCACCACGATTAATACCTGCTGGTGCAAACCATGGAGCTGCTACTTTATCATTATAAGCATAAACACCTGGAACAACTGTTGAAGCTGGTATCCATACTTGTTTTCCTGTTCCTGGGTCTAACATTTTAACCCAAGGCCAATATGTTGCAGCATATGATGTATCTCTAGATGCAGCTTGTGTAATAGCTTCACTTAAACTTGATGCATATAATGTCATATCAGGAACATATAATGCATCTCCTCTTGATACTGTGTTTGTTATAATATTAGTAACTTGAGATGTGTGAGTATCATTAAATAATCCAGGAGTAAATAATACATTATATTTATATGAATCTTTATCGCTCATTAATTTAATAGCAATATCGTAATCTGTACCAGATAAACCTTGTGTATTAGTAGAAGAAATATTGTCATAAAAAAGAGCTTCTCCTTCAATATCACCTGTTCCTCCACCAAAAGTTCCATTTCCAGCTAATGGCATTTTTTCTACATAAGAAGGATTTGCAGTACCTGCAGAATTTAAATATGTAGGCATTTTGCTATTTACTGTTTTTACTCTAACATATCTTGAATTATTTGGGTAATCCCCAGTTGTAACATTTTGTTCATTAGTTGAATCATATGTTAATGTTTGATCACCAATTACTTTAGCAATATATCTATCAGATTCAGGATCAAGATTTACTTTATTCCAAGTTTCAAGAACTATTTTTTTATTTTGCAAGTCATTTCCTTGTCTTATAGTTATATTAAATAACCCAGATGAAGTACTTACATTAGATATTTCAAATCTAAGATTATCTTTTGTCCCATCAGGTAATAAACCATCAGAATAATATGAACCTACAATATTATCATTATCTTGTTTTACACCTTTAGCAATAGTTTCTAAAACAAATGGACCCCCAGAAGTTGCTGTATAATATTTATTTACTCCTGAACCTGAAAGATTTCCAGATCCTGTTGCAATAAATGAAGAGGTTGCAGCTGTATATGAACCACTTACTACTCTAGTTACTAATAATGATTCTCCTCCATAATTAAAATAACTATAAGCTGAAATGGATGTTAAGAATGAATATGAGCCACTACCACTTACAAATGTATCTCCAAATATGCTTTGGTAGTCAGAATAAGAAGTTACTAATGTAGGTTGTTCAACTGGTCCTTTAACTGTGGGACCTATGATAGCTGCGCCTGCTTGTACAGGTTGTCCTAGTAAAAATGTATTATCTATTTCATTTAATGTTACTCCAGGAGAGATAGAGAAATTTGCCATTTTATTTTTTTATTATAAATATTATTATTTTTTTTTAAAATTAAATATTACGAAGGGAAAGTTGCTCCCGTTGGTAATACATTAAAGTCTAATCTAATAAATTCTGCTGTTCTTGTAGGTTGAAGAAAAATAGCTCCTATTAGTTCATTGTTATCTATTGTAGTACTAGTATTATTAGTTTCATCCATAACAACTCTAAAAGAAGTTAAACCTTGTCTTTCTTGAACTGTTTGTAAATATGGATTGACTTGAGACAAAAAAGTATTTCTTGTAGTCACATTATTAGGTTCAAATACTAAAGTATCTGCTATTTGTGAAATAAAACTTTTAAGTTCAATTAGTAAACGTCTTACATTTACTCTATCTAATGCACTAGGTTTTTTCTGTAATGTTTTTTGTCCAAATACTGTAACTCCATTACTTTGAAAAGTTGCAATTGGATTTATATTTTCTTGATATAAAGAATCTCTTGAATTTTTAGATAAAAATCTTTCTGCTTTAACAGCTGTTCCTATAGTACCTCTATTTACTCCTGCTGGGGCTATCCAAGGATCAGATACACTATCATTAAAAGCATAAACACTTGGTATCATAGTAGATGGGGGAACCCATACTGATTGTCCTGTATTAGGATCAACAGTCATAATCCATGGATAATAAGTAGCAGCATATGAAGTATCTCTAGCAGCAACTGATGTTATTACTGTTGAAGTATTATCACCATATGTTGATGAATCTAAAATAACCATTGAATCCCCTCTATTTTGAATATTTGATATAAGAGTGCTTATTACTGAAACATGACTTGAATATGAGGGTGAATCTATTAATCCAGGAACTGTTATAAAATTATATTGATAAGAATCTTTATTAGATAATACATTAAATGAAATTGAATAGTTATCTGCTACAAGTCCTTGAGTATTTGTATTTGATATTTCATTATAGTACTTATTTGAAAGAGATGAAGTAATTTCTCCTTGAGCTCCATCAAAAACACCTGATGATGAAAACGGGATTGAAGATGTAAATTGGTTTTTTGCTGTTCCCGCATTATCTAAATAATTAGGTGTTGGGGTAAGCACACTTTTTACTCTAACATATCTTGAATTATTTGGATATTCTCCATTCTCTTGAATATAATAATCAGATCCATCTTGTTCAATAGTTCGATTTGTATTTCCAATAATTTTTTCTATATAATTAGGTTGTGTTGGATCTAATGATAAATTAGTATAAGTTTCTAAAATAGAAGGTGATAATGATGAATCATTTCCTTGTCTTATAAGTAATGTAAATACACCTGATTGGGTATTAGGGGATTGTATTTCCCATCTTAAATTTTCAGTTGTTCCACTATCTAGCACCCCATTAGAATTTAAAGATCCAGAACTATTCATTATTACTCCTTCAGAAAGAGTTTCTAAAATAAATGCTTCTGTATTAGTTCCTCCTCCAAAAAAAGAAGTTGTACTCCCTGAAGTAAATGATATAGCATTTCCTTGCAATGCATTTGAACCAATATATGTAAAAGTTGTGTTTGTTGTAGAAGTACTAGCACTTATAAATTGTAAAGAAGAACTATATGGAGCTATTGAACTACTAGCATTAAAAACAATTGAAGCTGATGTTGCTGTATTAGCAATAGATGAACCAGATGTAAAATATATTATAGTATCTGTATTAGCTGGTAGAGTACTTCCTGTAACTTGTAAAGTTATTCCATTTATAATAAATGATCCTGATGGGTGAAACCCAGTTAAATCAATAGTAACAGAAGCTGAAGAAGCAGCTGTAGTAGTTGGTATAGTTGAAGAAGTAGCAGGGGTAAATGATCCGCTTACTACTCTAGTTACTAATAAAGATCCTCCCCCATTATTAAAATAATTATAAGCTGAAATGGATGTAAAATATGAGGTTTCATATCCACCACTTATAAAAGTAGAACCAAATTTATTTTGATAATCACTATACGTAGTACATAATGTTGGGATCCCTACAGGACCTTTAACAGTTGGACCTACAATAGCTGCACCTGCTTGTATTGGTAATTCTGAAATAAATGATTGGTCATTTTCTATAGCTAATACACCAGGCGATACAAGAGTTTCATTCATCTGTTGATAAATTTAAATTTTATTATAAATATGGCGTATTTTTAATTAGATTAATCTAATTTAGTAATTTCGCCTGTTTTAGGGTCAATATTAGCATGACCATATTTTTCAGCTAAAGAATTAGTTAATTCACCTTCTTCTATAGATGTGGCTTCTAAAAAATCTTCAGCTTGTTTTCTTCTATTATCCAATTGGAGTTTAATCATTTCAATTTCTCCTAATTCAAAAACTAATTGTTTTGTTTTTGATTGAATTTCATGTAATTTTTCTAATTCTTCTTTTTCTAAGAACTTTTTTTCAGTTGTAACTTCTGTTTCCATTTATATTTATTTTTATTTTATTTACGACGCATTAACTTGGATTACATCATCAAGAGCTACACCAGAATCACCACCTAATCTAGCATCCATATACCTACTAAGATGCCATGTATCTCCACCTATGTATACCCATTTCATTGTTGGTTGGGGGTTTATTGAATCTTTTTTAAATGTAAAACTACCACCAGCTACTGACTGAGTAAACCAACATCTTAATAAACCAGTATCATAATCAACTGTTACTTGACCATCTGATTTAGGTCCACTAATTATTTCGACTTCATCTCCTATATTTGATCCAGTTAAATCAAAAGTTATAGCACCAGAACCTGTATAATTGATATATATTCCATAACTTCCTGAGGGTACATTCATTGTAGTACCACTACAAGTAAGCCAAGTTTTTCCAGTAGTTACATTAAATGTTGTTGTATTATCTCCTTTTGTAAATCTAATATTACCAGGAACAGCACCAAATGGAGATGTATTTAAAGGTATATGAGATGCTGTAATTAAAAGTGAAGCTGTTGAAGCATTTGTAGCAAATGAAGATGTTTGATCATTAGTTACAAAAGAACTAGTATCTAAAGTACTACTTCCTGTATCTACAGTTATAATATCCGTTGTTCCATTTCCTTGATTAAATGTAATGACATTGAGAACAGCTGAAGAAGATATATAAAAAGACCCTGTTTCTGATTCTATAATAAAAGATGATGTTTGATCATTAGTTACAAAAGAACTAGTATCAACAGTTGTATCAAGAGTACTTGAAGCTGTATAGAATAATTTTCCTGTTGATGTATTGTAAGTAACAACATTATTTTGAGCAGTTGCTTCTAAACTGTTTATAGAAACAGACCCACTTACTATTAAAGATCCAGATAAAGTAATATCATAAGCATCAGTACCTGAAAAAGCATCAATAGATTGAGTAACATGAAAGGCTTCAACTGTATTTCCAGTTGTAATGCCTGTTTTAGATAACGTCTTTGCCATTTATTTTTGTTATAAATATATAATAAAATAGGATAATATTTTATTTTTTAAATTGACCCAGTATCTGCCCAAGTCGATGTAGCCATTAATGTTAAACAATCTTCATGACTACCCGTCCAAGTTGTAGTTACTGTACCATTTATAATAAAATCTGGGGTTTGGGTTGCTTCCCATTTTAAAACAAATTGAGAATTATCTAATGATTTTCTGACTGTTGATTCTGCTGATTCATATACTTGAGAAAAATCAACATTATTTATTGTTGATGTTAATGCAGTTGCATATGTTCTATTATTACTCATAATTTATATATTTTATTATTTTTTAACTTGGTACATCTTCTTCAATATCTCCAGATACCATATTAACCATTGATAAATTATATGAACCTATTTGATCTGTTATAGTTGGGAATGTATCCCCATCCCCATTTCTCCACCAATGTGTAGGTTTTGGACTAAATCCATTTAAATTTGTAGGAACACCACTATTATAAAGTGTTGTTATTTTAGCGGCAGATAATTCTTCATTTACAAAAATAGCCATTTCATCTATATTACCTAAAAATGGATTGTAATGTCCTGTTTTAGTTTCACCTATAAATAATTCATCAGCTGCATTTGGAAAAGTTGAAAAACTGCTAAGATTATTAGATGTACTTTCATTAGCACCATTAACATATATTTTACCTTTATCCGCATTTGTACTTGCACCTCCATTTATAACTAATGCTATATGATTCCAAGAACCATAAGTTATAGAAGATATATCACCTCTTACAAATACACTTGATGCATTTATATCTGCTTGAATTCTATTACCCTCATATAACCACATTTCTACTTGACTATTTAACCCAGTACTACCTCTACCAATTTGAAATATAAATCTTAATGTAGTAGCATCAGATATAGGTTTAATCCAAAAACTAAAAGAAGCTTTTTCAAGGCCATCCAATGCATCAAAAGTACCTGATCCAGAAAGATGGTCATCTGTACCATCAAAATCTATTGATTTTGTATTTACTAAAGGAGATACTCCTCCTGATGATGCTAATATTCCAAATCTTGCTCCTATACTCATATTTTTATTTTTATCCTAAATTACCTATTAAATCCCACTCATTAGTTCCTACCTTTTTAAGAGTTGCTCCTGAAAATTGTCCTGATAAATTTATATTTCCATCTTTTGAATTTAAAGTAACAGCAGTACTTGAAGTTGCAAAATTTAAATTACCTGCAGAAGATGTTTGGAAAAATTCAAATTCAGTTCCAATTACACAAGATGCAGATGCATTAGGTAATATAGAACATGTAATATTTCCTCCTACTCTAAAATATCCACCAGCAGTAGCAGAACTTGCTGTAAATGGGTTTGCACTTACTGTAGTAATTGGTCTTTGTAAATTGGTTAAATTTGAACCATCACCATCAAAATAAACAGCACTTGCAGTATTTGTAGAAGTTAATGAACCTGTTATTATTTGATTTCCTATAAAAACATTTGAACCTGTTGTTGGATAACTTCCTGTTAAAGAAGTTAAATTACCAATGTTTGTTGTGTTTGTAACTGCTTGAGCAACATACGACGCTGTTTGAGCAAAACTCGCAGTGATAACTCCTGTTATTAAAGCTCCGTTTCCAATAAATGAACTACTAACATATGCAGCACTTGCAGTGCTTGTTATAGATAATGTACCTGTTATAGCTTGATTCCCTACAAAAGTATTTGAACTTGTTATAGCGTAACTTCCAGTAACAGAAGTTAAATTACCAATGTTTGTTGAATTTGTTTCAATATTAGACGCATTCGTAATAGCTTGAGCAACAAATGATGCTGTTTGTGCAAATGATGCTGTAGCTACATTTAAAGAACCTGTTTGGTTGGTTGTTAATACTGTTCCTGAACCTGATATATTAATAGGTCCGTTTACTGTTATAGAACCTGATTGGTTAAATGAACCTGTAAAATTAGCAGTACCATTAAATTTCATACTGCCTGTTGGGTTACTTACTTGGAAAACACTACCATCACCTAATCTTATAAATGTAGGTGTTGATGAACTTACAACAAGTGAACCTGTAATTTCAACTAAATTTCCAGCTGCTCTTAATAAATTACCTCTAGCAGCTGAACTTGTTCCATTTCCTACTATAAAAGCTCCTTCTATTGAAGATGTTACATTATATTTACCTACAACATGCTGATATCTTGCACCATCATAGGTTCCAATTCCTTCAACGTGTGAAAAATCAAATGATGCTGTAGTAAATATACCTTCAGCATGAGACCAATTTCCAGAAGCACTAGTAACATACCCTTCAGCATGAGACCAAGCTCCACTTGCATGGGTTTGGAATCCTTCAGCATGAGCATATACTCCTGATGCTGTAGTTAGTTGTCCTTCGGTGTGTGATCCATCCCCTCTTGCTAATGTTTCAGCTCCTTCAGCATGAGCATAAGATGCAGAAGTTATTGAACGAAGACCTTCTGTATGGGAACCAATACCAAAAGCTTTAGTTAAATAACCTTCAGCATGATTAGCTACAGCTGCTCCTCCACCAGCAGGCCAGTTTGCACTAGATGCTGTGGTTTGATATCCTTCAGCATGATCTGCAGCCCCTTGGGCTAATGTTTCAACTCCTTCAGAATGAGCATATGCTCCATCTGCTGAAGTTATTCCTCCTTCAGCATGTGACCCTGCTCCTGAAGCAATAGATCCTGTTCCTTCTGCATGAGAAAAATTTCCAGAAGCTGTTGTTTTATTTCCTTCAGAATGAGATTCTTCTCCACTAGCTAATGTATTTTTTCCTTCAGAATGAGCTTGAAGACCAGATGCGTGGGTAGATTGACCTTCAGCATGTGCACTTTGAGCAGAAGCAGATGTATAAGCTCCCTCAGCATGTGTACTTCTTGCTGAGGATAAAGTGAACTGGCCTTCTGCATGAGAATACCCTCCTGTTGCTTTTGTTGTAAATCCTTCAGCATGAGCCGCATCTCCACTAACAACTGTATCTCTTCCTTCAGCATGAGAACCAGATGCTTGAACGGTTGTATTCATACCTTGTTTAAAACTTTGTTTAGGGTATAAAAATTGGAATGAACCAGTTGCTCCAAGTACACCAGCTTGATTAAATTGAATATCAGTATCATTTCCAGCAATTGGATTTGCAACTGATGATGATAAAAAAGCTGAAGAAGCCGTTTGAAATAATTCTCCTGTAGTTGGATTTATTGTTACAAGTGATGCTTGAGAACCTGTTGAAAGTTCTCTAATAAATGTTGAGCCTGAAAGGAAAGTTGAGCCTGTTACTCTAAAAGATCCAGATAAAGAAATATCATAATCATCTATTCCTGTAAAAGCATCAACAGATTGAGACACATGCCAGGGTCTAACAATATTTAAGGTAACTATAGTATCTTTAGAAAGTTTCTTAGCCATTATTTAATGTTTTATTTATAAATATTATGGAGATCATGTTATTTTCCTTGTCCTTTTTTTGTTTTAACATAATTTTTACTTTGTTTGCTTTTACTTTGTTTAGTTTTTGCATGAACTCCTTTTCTTTTTATTTTTGTTTTTCCTTGTAAAGCCGCCATATTAATGTCTATTTAATTTTTTATTTAAGTCTTCTATTGAATTAGACATTTCATAAGTTATAATAACTTGTGATTTACTATTATATTTTCTAATAGAATTAATTTCTTTTTGAATATTATCTGGGATAATATGTCCTAACAGATTTATTGAAAATGTTGCTTTGGCTACTCTATCTTGTCCTACTACTAGTTCTAAAGGAGTGTCATAAGAATTAATTGAAGCTCTAAATTTAAATCTTTCAGGATCTCCCCAATAAGAATCAGAAGCATAATTAACTGCTTCTATTATTTTATTAAGTTGATCTACATAATAAGTTTGTATAGCACAATTATATGTTAATTTAACATAATCAGGAATTATATTTACATAAAATTGTTCTACAGGTTTTCTATTAGTTAATACTGAAAAATTATCATATGAATTTTTGGGGTTATAATGTTTTTTCCAACTTGTATATAAATGAGGAGAATTAGCATCTAATTTATTTCCTGCATTACGAAGTTTTTCCAAATTATCACGTTTAAACATAATAATAGGAGACATTATTTTCCCTTTTTTATCTTTTAAATATCCTTCTTTTTGAGTTGATTTCCATCTTTCAGGTGAACCGTATATGACAGGAACTTCTATTTTAGTACCATTTTGATATACCGAAGGTTGAATAACATTTTTAAAATAATATAAAATAGCTTCATCTATATCTTGTAAACCAATAGTAAATGGTTTAACTTTATCTCCTTTAAAAGATAATTTTTCTGAACGGTTAAAGTCATTTCCACTTTGGTCTTCTGAAGTAAATTGATTAAAGTTAGAAGGGATATTAGGATTACCATATGATTCCCCAGTTTCGGGAAATATATAAGGGTTTATCTGTTCATTAGATATTTGCCTTTGAGATTTAGGAACGGGTTTTTTATTTTTTGCCATACTATCATAAATATGAAACTATTAATGAATATTTTTAAACTTTATTAAGTTTTTCTTTTAAAATTAAGAATTAAAGAATTATTTTCATTCCAAACAAGAGAAGTTGAATTTGTATATTCATATGGATCTCCATAATCTGTTTGGGTTTGAACCATATCTAATAGTTGATTTTCATTAATATCTCTTGATTTATTAAATTTTTTATAAACAACTACATTAAATATATCAAGTTTTTGGGTAGGAGATAATTCAGGCATTATATTCTTTCTTTAGTAATTTGTACTCTATCAGCAGAAGTATAATGAGTTTTACATATTATAGAAACATCCATACCAAACCCTTCTAATCCTGGGTTTAATGGATTAACATCATATGGGAATCTAGGATCTTTTCCTGAAAATAATTGGTTTTCTATTACCGTATCTACTTCAAAATAATCTTGATAATATAATATTATATCTCCTACTTCAGGTACAGTACTAGAATCAACTAAATCATCTCTGAAAAATTTAAAATTTACTTCACGAGAATAATCAACTCCAAAATCATTAGTAGGTTGTTCCATTTCCCCTCTATCTATTAAACAATTTAGTAATACTGGTTCATGATAATATCTTGCACCTGATGCTTCACCATAGATATTTATTTTAGTTTCAGCTATTTTTAATTTATAGACAGCACATTGTTGAGTAATAACATCATGTAACAACTCTCTATTGAGGTGTCTAATTAATGATGCATCTCTTATGGAACCAAATATTGCCATATTATCCTATAAAAATATTCATTGGGGCTTGACCCAGGGTTTTGTTTTGATGTTCAGCTTCATTTGCTTTTTTTTCTAGTAATTTTTCTCTAGAAGTTGTTTCTAAATGAGCTCTTAATTTTTCAATTAGTTTTTCTTTTTCTGTTGTTGCTGCTGAAATTAAGGCATCTTGATTTAATGTCATGTCAGCATCAGGAATAGGAATAGTTGAATATTTTCCTCTAACATACCCTAATATTTCTTTTGTTATAGCTAATGCATATTCAAATATCCATTGACGTCCTATTGAATTTATTTTATTATAATTTGGATTTTCAAATGGGACATTAGAAACATTAGTTATAATTTCTTTACCATTTCTATCAATATATGGTTGATTTCTATCATCTAATAAAATATATTGAAAACATAAATTAGTCATTCCACTAGTTCTTGGGATAGGGAATATTTTTAATTGATTATTTACTAATTCAAAAGAATACTGAGCTTTTCTTATTTGGTCATTAAATTCTATTTGTTGAATAACTTGCATATCATAATTGATAGGCATTAACATAAAATTAATAGCAGGTGAATATCCTCCCCAACCAAAATTATCTAACATTTGCATCATTCCTGTCCCTGAACCAACATAAGGATCAAAGTATCTATTTATGGCTGGTGGGGCTTCGTAATATACTCTTTTTATTTCAATACCACCTTCAATATTATTATCTATAGCCCATTGAGCTAAATCATAAGTTTGTTTACTAGAAGTTAAAGGTAAAATACCTTTATGATAAGTAATATTCCCTCCAACCCCTGATTCTTCTCCATATTGATTTGAAAGACGAACTATATTAGCAAAATTTTCTTCAACTAATTCTTCATTACCCGGAGCTACAGTAGTTGGGGCTCCTTCATATGATAACAAATTATCAGCTACTTTATAAGCATAAACTTCATTACCATAAGTAGTTATAGCTTCTTCAAAAGCAGCATAAAAATTTAAATCTTGTAATTCTATTTCTACTAAAGGATATCCTAAACGTCTTGAAGCGAAAACTGAAAATTTATCAATATCAGTTTGAAAATCTAATTCACTATCATAAAACCCAAAAGGTGTATTACCAGGGGAAAAAGAACTAGATCCGGGCCAAACAGGTATATTCATAATATTATGCGTTTACTAAAGTATATTCTACATCCACACTTCCACTTATAGCATATACTTGAACATATGCTACATCATCATTAAAACTACCACTAAAATTTTCAAAAGCAATTTCAGAACTTACTAAAAACATTGAAGATGTTGGAGTTAAATTTTGGACAAATTTTCCTTGAGAACCACTAACGGTTACACCAACATTATAAGTATTATCTAAATTTGTTATACGAGCATATTTTAAACTACTTGAAGGGAATGTTCCTGCTCCTGGAGTTGATCCATTAACATTAAAAATATCAATAGATGTGCTAACAGGACATGTTAGTACTCTATGATCAACATTAGTAATATTTCCTATAGTTTGTGTTACTTCATGTTTAACTATATTATTTCTAACTATTTGCTCTTCAGTAATTGTTATATTAAAGGATGTAGGAGTCAGAGTAGAAGCCATCTTTATATTTTATTATAAATATAAAGAAATGTTGGAAAAATTACATTCCACTTAACATTTCAAAGACTTCATCGATTGCTGGGTGTCTATGGTTGTCAAGTAATATTCTTTTATACACATATTCTGATTCTACAATTTTTGCCATATCATGAATTGCAGAATAATTTTTATCTTTTAAATCTATTTGTTGATTATCACCACAAAATATCATTGTGGAACCTTTACCTAATCTACCTAATGCCATTCCTAATTGAGATCTTGTTAAATTTTGAAATTCATCAACTATAACTACAGAATTTTCAAATGTTCTACCCCTAAAATGAGCTAAAGAAACTAATTCAATAGATTCTTCATTTTCCATTTTTTCTAATATAACAGGTTTATTATATACTTTTCGCATATTAGAACGAATAGGTACTAACCATGGTTCCATTTTTTCTTTTTCAGAACCTGGTAAGAATCCATTATCTTCAGTTGAAACAGTAGGGCGTGTTATAATAATTTTATTTATCATTCTTTTAAAAAACATATCAAGTGCAACTTGACATGCCAACATAGTTTTGCCACTACCTGCTTTTCCAACTACAAAATTATATGGGTGATGGAGTATAGCTTGTTTAGCTGCTTTTTGTTCTTCTGAGAGGGTTATTGAAAATTTAACTGGACCTTTAGGTGGTTTTTTATCTGTGTTTTGTATAGACATATTATAACATTTGATTATAAATATTATAAAAATAAAAAAGAGCCGAACTTTCGTTCGGCTCCTTTAAAATTTATGATTATTTATCTCCTATAGAGTGTTTAAATCATTTACAAAGATACGACCATAAAATTCTGGACGGATCATTTTCTTAGCGTAACGAGTTAATAGACCTTTTCTTGGTGTGAAAGTGTCTGGATCGTACACTAGAGGAGTCATGATCAATGGAACATATGGTGAGAATACTGCACCTGTTTCAAGGAATTGATTTCCTCTGTAACCCATTAGAATTACATTTTCAGTCATATATGGATTTTTAAACACATTATATCTATTGTTTAATTGTCCTGCTTTCATGATACCAAATGCATATTTCATTTGATCAGCGCTACCATCTGAAGTTGAAGCAAATCCTGGGATTGATTCAAGGACAGTTGCAACTGTTGGGGAAACTACCATAAAATTAGCACCACCTCTAAGAGTCTTTTGGTGAATTTTATTAGAAACTTTCTGCATTTTAGTACCTAAAGTTTGGAACCATTGACCTTGTGTGTTATAAAATCCAAGATCTGTTTTCCAAGATAATTTATCTGCTGCTAGGTAATTATTACCTTTAGCTGACCAATACTCATCTGCTGCAGAAGCGTCTTGGATTAACATATCTAACATTTCTAAGTCAATTTCTAATGAAATGTACTCACTCATGATAGAAGTTAATTCTGCTTCAGCATCTAATGATTGGTAAGCATTTAAATCTTGAGCAAATTCTGGAGTCCATTGTGCTTTTAACTTTCTTGTTTTAGCAACAATAGCTTCACTTTTTAGCTTAACATCGATTTCTGGGATAGCTAATTGATCACCTGCACAACAAGTAGAATCAGATTCAGCATTCGGGAAACCAGCACCATTAGCATCTTCAAAGTCACCTCTGTGATTATCAGTTGGTTGTTGGTTATAGAATACACCATTATTAGTACCTTGAGTTGGTATATCTGCAGTACTTACTGAACCTGTATAGATGAATGAGACTAATGAACCTCCATCATCATCAGAACCTCCTACTGAAGTATATTGAGGTAATAATTTATTTGCTGATGCTTGGAATGCGTCTGCTGTTGATCCTGAGATCATTACAAATGCTCTAACACCCTTATAATCTGGTCTTACTAAGTCAGAACCTGAAATTGTTATTTTAGTAAACTGACCTGCAGCAACTGAAGCTGATAATTCAGCATCATAATCTAAATCAGCCCAAGAAGCTGTAGCTGCTATTGTAAGTAATGAAGCTGAGAATTGGTTAATTGAATAAGCAAATCTACCTGCTCCATAAAGACCACCATTTGGATTTACACCAGCACCTGGGTTAGTATTACCATATAATGAAGATGTTCCATTATAAACCGGTCCTGATGGTCCAAAATTAAGTTCTTTATATTGACCATATTTGACATTGTTTTTGTTTTAAGTTTAAAATTTATTTAATTAAGCCAGCCAATTTTTGCATACGTAAATATGCCTCGTTTGACTCAACGATAGGTTTTTTCACATTTTTAGGTGTGTTGGTTGATTTTGAAGCTCTACCTAAAGTTTTTTCTACTAAAGGTTTTTTAACTTTAATACTTTCGTTTAAAGTTTCAAATACCAATTTAGTTTCTTTAACTGTGTTTGCATTATCAAAAGAACCTAGTACCTTAACTTTTTGTGATTCTGTCAGATTTTTAGATTTAAAAATTTTATTAGTGTAAAGAAGTTTAGCATTTAATAAATTAATTTCATTAAGTTCTTTCTTAAGTATTTTAATTGTATCGTAT